CCTCTCCTAGCATCCTCCCACATCTTGTAGAAGTGATTCATTCCGTTAGGAGTAGAGATGATAATTACTTTCGTTGATTTACCAGAAGTAATAGTAGGATAAACAGAGGCAAAGAATTGCTCCGCAACATGATTTGGAACGAACGCAAATTCATCGAGGAAGAGGATATTGAACGACATGCCTCGGACAGCACTTGCAGATGTAGAAGCTGCCAATATCTTTGATCCATTTTCCAACTCCACATTACCTTTGTTCCACACTAGGATACCATGTTGCATCCACTTTGGCAAATTCTCATATGCCAACTGCAATCTACCTAGCAGTTCCCTAGCGGTAGATGCTTTGTTTGCAAGTATACCAATGTTGACGCTATCATAAAAAATTGCATAATAAAGAAGATAGGCAACCACAGTGGTACTTTTACCTGTCTGTCTTGGGAGTTTTGCAATGTTGAATCTGTTTTCATGGAAGTCACGCAAAATCTCTTTTTGAAAACCATACATGCTGAAGGGAACCAAACCTTCGTCCAGCGAGATGATTTTAATATAATTCATTGCAAAGTAGATGGGATCATTCTTACACTTGATCCACTCATCAATTTGCTTTTTTGTAAATTGTATTGGGGTTCCCGCTTTCTTTAGGTTCGGGTTCCCCAAATATACATCGTTAGTTGACACAACAAAATTCTAGTTCACCACTAGTATTTAGAGATCTCCAAATTTATCATTCATTTCATTGATGGCATCCTTCTTACCTTTGATCATACCGTCAATATATCCTGCACGGTAATCCCATGTTTGTCCACCATCTTGACCCCTCATTGGGTTGATACATTGATCATTGCCATACTTGTTACAAACAAGACCAGCAAGATCTAACTCAGATGAATCAGATGATCCACCTGTACCTCTCCAAACATGTTTACCATTAATCCAAGTTGCTCCACATTTTTCACACTCCTTTCTTTCTAACTTAAAATCGGAAAATTCTTTAGTCATAAATCAATATTCATATTGGAAAAATTGTAATCTGCAAGCATTGCAAATAATCGATTCTTTAGTCCAAGAAGATACTCTTGTTCCTCTGCTGGTCTAGCAGGTGATCCAGGCCATGTTTGTATTGCATAGCATATGTGATCGTACAGCATTCGTATCTCATCAATTCGGATATACATTATAAAATCATATTCGTCTTCGTGTGGTATATCCATTATAGATCAATCGACGAGCGTACCATGTTTTCTCCTTATTTCTCTTAATTCTTCAAAGTCCTTTTGTTTTGTACCACCATCGTATGCCCATGCATACCCTTCTTCAATCATAGCTTCGTTGAGGGACACTGTTGCGTCCCCAATGTATAACCAGCCAAGAAGACGGCCATATTTACCGACGCCACCAACAAGTTCAGTCCTAACAGACAACTCATCATCACCAGAAATCGCACCCTCCAGTTTCGCTTTGAGCCATTCGGTTGCGTCTTTTCCAAGTGCTTTCTCCTCTAGATCTCTCGTTCTTTTCTCTGGCGTATCAACTCCTGCAACTCTAACTCTTTCTTTCTTGTATAAGTCAAACCCAAGATCAATGGTGACATCAATAGTATCGCCGTCAAGAACACGGTTAATCTCCACTACTCGGAAGTTGTAACAGCTCTTCCGACTTGGGGGTGTCATTGCGCCCATTTTCTAGCTCCTTGAATGCATAGTTCATGATGGTATATATGTAATACGCAACTCCAACCAAAAGAATGATCAGTAATATTATCACTGACCAGACAGGATCATTTGCGTTATCAAGTGGGCGGAGTATGAGATTCATTCCAATGGTATTTCATATCTTTATATCTGGGATTGGTTGTTGCTTCTAAATGACACATTGTACCAAATTCTTCACAACACTCACACCATCTTCGTCTCGCCTCTGGCGCACCTAGTGCTTTTTTCGCCACAAGCGTTCCCACTCCCTCCACAGTTGGGCACATTCATCACTCTTCTGTTGAAGATGTGGTTCCCTATACATGATTTTTATGGAAAGGTTCCCAGTGTTCCCACCTATATTTATGTACCAGATCCATTCCTATGATTGGAATTACGACTAATATCAGGGATAGGAAACCTAACGACAATGGGGATTCCATTGTGTGTCGAACAAATAGTAATACGTGTGTCATTATTTCTTAGGTGTAAGTTTGTATGCACCGTAAACTGCTACTGCCATCAGAGAAAGTGTCGCTAGTATTGCCATAATTATTTCCTATAAGGTAGTGGCCATGTAATGTGCATTGCGTAGCACAATAAAGAGATGAAAGAAAATACAAATAATCCGCTCATCATGAATCGAAATACTTCTGTAGAACTTGAATACGTTCTTCTTCCTTAGCAATAAGATCAACTTGATCTTGGATAGCAGCAAGCACGTCAGGGTGTTCACCAATACCTACAGGATTCTTGAGATAAATCTCAATATTTAATCTTGCCTTTTCAATATTACCTAAAGCATCTGCTTTAAGTGCTTTTAAAATTTCAGTTCTCATGCTGGATAATCCCAATTAGTTATAAAATCACTTTTGTGTTGTGGACCCCAACCACCAAGGTACAAGTAAGGAGTAGTGCGAACCTTACAAGAGTCACCAGTACATAGAAGATCTTCTACGATCCTCCATGATTCCATGACTTCCTCTGCATGGACAAAGTGTGATTGGTCACCATTGATAGAATCAAAGAGAAGTTTCTCGTAACCATCAATTGCCCTATCTTGTGGATAGTCATGTGTTAGAGTGGCACGTTCTAGATCATCATTTAATCCAGGTGACTTAATGTCCATCCTAATATCTAGGTGAGGATTAGGTTGTAAACGCATAACAATACGATCATTTACTTCACCCTCATATAATTTAAGTGGTGGTGCCTTTAGTTTAATAACGACCTCCACACATTGATATGGTAACTTCTTACCAGTCAATACATTAAAAGGTACTCCCTCCCAACGCCAGTTATCGACGAAAAGAGTCCCAGCAAAATAGGTAGGAGTGCCACTGTCAGGATTAACACCCTCTTCATTACGGTAACCATCGTATTGCCCAAAGATAACGTTATCGGATATTCTAGTTGCTGCTAGGACTTTTGTCTTCTCACGTCTGCATTCCCTAGCATCCATCTTACAAGGAGCTTCCATTGCTATGAGTGCTAGCACCTGCAGAATGTGGTTCTGCAACATGTCACGAATGGCACCAGATGTTTCGTAGTATTGTGAGCGACCTTCACAACCAATAGTTTCGGATGCAAAGATCTGAACTTCTTCTATGTACTGCCTGTTCCAAAGTGGCTCCAGTAGTATATTGCTAAAACGGGTGGCAAGGATGTTATTAACAGTATCTTTACCGAGATAATGGTCAATGCGATATACTTGTTTCTCGCGTAGACATCGCTCCACCACTGACTGTAGAGCACTAGCAGATTTAAAATTAGTCCCAAAGGGTTTCTCGATAACCACTCTGGAGTGGTCAGGGTCATCGAACTTGCCAGCTTCTTTAAGATTGATGATTGCATTTTCATACCTCTCTGGTGGTACGGATAGAAAATAAGTTGTATCATCTAGGTAACTTGGTAGATGCTGAAGTGATTCAACATTCTCCAGATCAGCACAGACATAATCTAGATGATGTAAGAATTCATCGGGATACTCCCCAAGAGATTCTTTCCATACTTGTACGCCAGGATCTCTCCTAGCACATCCAGTAATTAAAAAATTATCTGGAAGAAGACCTTTCTTCCAGAGTTCATACAGTGCTGGTATTAATTTCTTTTTACATAAATCTCCTGTTGCGCCAAATATAACAATGCCCTTAGTGAGCAGTTCCGTTTCCATTGTAGTTATCGCTTTCGTAGTAGACATTTTCACCTTTTCGTATCCCGAAGTATACTGTGGAAAGTACAAATGGGATGGCCAACCATTTGAGTGCTTCACCTAACATTGTGTCCTCCAAACATATACCGCATACCATTTAGGATTTTGTTTCCGAATTCCCCCAATCTGCGAGAATTAAAGCGTTCAAATAGTGCGGCAGAGATAACAGGTGTGGGTACACCAAGATCCACAGCAGCGTGAAGAGTCCAACGACCTTC